TTATTAATGGCTACTTCAGGAACTCGTGCATTTAGTTTAGATGTAGCGACCGCAATAGAAGAAGCATACGAGCTTGCAGGATTGGAGGCTCGTACTTCTTATGATGCAGTTACAGCTCGTCGTTCTATGAATATTATGTTTGCCGATTGGTCTAACAGAGGTATTCAGATGTGGGAGATCGCTAAACAAGAAATCACACTTACCGAAGGAACTAGTGAATATACTCTTAATTCGTTCGATATAGATATATTAGATGCCTATATTGAAAGAACCGATAACGGCGTAACTACTGATTTAGGGTTAGATAGAATAGACCGAAATGAGTTTATTAATATCCCTAATAAAACAACAAAAGCTAGGTCAACTGATTATTGGCTAGAAAGACTAAAATCCCCTGTTATTCATCTTTACCCAACACCAGAGAACTCAACAGATAAACTCATTTACTACGTCTGGCGTACTATAGAAGACGCTAATGCACAAGTAAACGATATAGATATCCCAACAAGATTCATGCCCTGTTTAGTTTCTGGATTAGCTTATTACTTATGTTTAAAAAAGAACGTACAAAAATTAACAATAATGAAAGAACAGTACGAACAAGATTTAAGGAATGCTATAAGATATGACGAAGACCGTTCTCCTCTAAGGATTGTTCCTAAACACGAGTACATCTAATGGCTCATGCTTCAGGTAAATATGCTTATTTTATTTGCGATACTTGTGGATTTAGATATCCGTATAAATCAGCAAAAGGTAATTGGGAGAATTTTAGAACTTGTCATGAGTGTTATGAACCTAAACATCCTCAACTTGACCCGCCTCATATAAGGGCAGACGCTGAATCTTTGTGGAAACCTCGTCCTGACGTTTCTTTGCCCCAAAGTCAATTAGGGGTTATAATCACCACAAATGCAGGAAGCGGTATGACTTTCGCATCTGATCCTATAGGCACTAATTTTAATGGGCTTAGCGGAACAGGTTCGATTGGTAACGTAGTAGTGGAGGCCTAATGGCTGGATTTACATACACAGAGTTAAAAACAGCGGTTCAGAATTATTTAGATAATACTGAAACTACTTTTGTTAACACCTTAAATACCTTCATACAAACCACAGAAGAACGTATTTTAAAGTCTGTAGAATTACCTGTATTTCGTAAAAATGTACAAGGCAGCGCTACTGCTGATGTTGAGTATTTAGAAACTCCTGCTGATTTTTTATCTCCGTATAGTTTAGCGGTGATTGATGCGAGCGATAACTACACATACTTATTACTTAAACATGTTTCTTGGATTAGAGACTACACTCCTGCGCGCGCCACAACGGGGCAACCCCTTTACTATGCTTTATTTGATAATGACACATTTATACTAGCTCCAACGCCTCCAAGTGCTTTATCGTTTGAATTACATTACAACTACAGACCTAATTCTTTAACTACTGTAGGCGACGATAGTAAAAGTTGGTTATCTGAAAACGCACCAAATGCTATGTTATATGGAGCTTTAGTTGAAGGCGCTGTTTTTATGAAAACAGCTCCAGAAACACTTATGCTGTATGAGCAAAAATTTCAAGAAGCTTTAGCAATGTTAAAACGTTTAGGTGAGTTTAAAGATATAAGAGACGAAGCTAGGCATGATCAAATAAAAATAATGCCGCAAGGACCAGCAAATGTTTAGCGTGGATGTAACCAGTACAATCGGAACTGTGGCTGTAAAAACTACACAGAATGAAGGGTTGAAACCTGAGTATTGGACTAACAGAATAATGGAACGGCTAATTGCTATAAGTGATAATGCAGATCCTATGGTTAAAGCACAAGCGGTAGCCTTTGAAGAAATGATACAAACAGTTGTTTTGTTATACATGAAACAAGCTATAGCCAGTGATAGAGCTACTGTAGCCGGATTATTAGAAAAACAAGGACATACCGATATAGCAAATATTATTAGGAGATTATAATGGCAATATCACAGGCAATGTGCACATCATTTAAAAAAGAACTACTTGAAGGAAAACACAATTTTTTAGCTTCAGGAGGCAATAGTTTCAAACTAGCTTTATACACTAGTTCTGCCTCTCTAGGAGCGGCGACAACTGCGTATTCGAGCACTAATGAAGTGAGTGGCACTAACTACACCGCTACAGGTGCTGCATTAACTAATGTCAATCCTGCAAGTTCAGGAACGACAGCATTTACAGATTTTGCTGATTTAACCTTCAGTAATGCGACAGTGACTGCAAATGGCTGTGTCATTTATAATGATACAGCTTCAGGCGACCCAGCCGTTTGTGTTTTAGCGTTTGGAGGAGATAAAACTTCTACAGCAGGCGACTTTACAATTCAATTTCCAGCAGCTGATGCTTCAAACGCTATTATAAGAATAGCTTAATAGCCAATGGCTAATATTAACGGTTGGGGTAGAGGCACTTGGGGTCAATTAACCTTTGGTGAAGCTTTACCTGTAGTCGTAACAGGAAATGTAGGTACTACTGCTTTAGATAATGGAACTGCGGTTCAAGCAGCAGCAGTTACAGGAGTTACTGCAACCACCTCAACAAGTGGATTAGGCGATGAATCGGTAACGTGTGCTGCTAATGTTGCAGTTACCCTAGATGCAATAACATCTGCTTTAGGAAATGAAAGTTTAATTACTAACAATTTCCTAGACATGACAGGACTTGCTGGAACTTCTGCGGTAGGCTCAGTTACTTCTGAAGCAAAAGCAGATATTGTACTAGAAGGTTTTGAATTAACCGCTGCACTAAATACAGTTAATGTTTGGGGATTAGTAGGAGCTGGAGTGTCAACAACGTACACAATTGTTTCGACTACTCAAACTCCGGATTGGCAACAGGTTGCTTAATATTTATTAAAATAAGGTATACTCAGAAAAGAGGATTAAAAAATGGCAAGTAGCTATGTAAATGATTTAAGGCTCAACGAGATGGCTACCGGAGACGGTAGTGGAACGTGGGGTACGACTACAAACACTAACCTAGAGTTAATAGGGGAAGCCCTTGGTTACGGTACAGAAGCCATAACCACAAATGCGGATACGCATACCACTACAGTGGCAGATGGTGCTACCGACCCTGGAAGGTCCATGTATATTGAATATACTGGAACCCTAGACTCCGCTTGCACCATTACAATTGCTCCCAACACTTTGAGCAGAATGCATTTTATCGAGAACGGAACAAGTGGTTCTCAAAATATTATTATTTCTCAAGGCTCTGGAGCCAATATAACTATACCTCCTGGCGATACCAAGGCGGTTTACTTGGACGGGGCAGGTTCTGGAGCAGCCGTAGTTGATGCTTTTGCCAGCCTTAATGTTGTAGACCTCAAGGTACAAGACGATCTAACCGTTACTGATGATTTAATCGTCAATGGCGATATCGACCTTGAAGGCGCTATAGACGTTAACGGCACAGCCAATCTAGATGTCGTAGACATTGATGGTGCTGTGGATATGGCTACTACCCTTCAAGTTGATGGGGTCGCTACTTTCACTGGTAGAGATGTTCATAGTGGGGGTATCACTATTGCAAATGCTGGACAAATTGGTTCAGTTGGAGATACGGATGCAATCGCAATCGCAAGTGATGGCGTAGTAACCCTTACACAAAAATTAATAGGTACTGAATTAGACATCTCAGGCAACATAGATGTAGACGGTACAACCAATCTTGATGTTGTCGATATAGATGGTGCTGTAGACATGGCCTCTACATTAGCAGTAACGGGCATAGTCACATTAACTGACGATCTTATTATCGGTGATGGCAAGACTATTGGCTCTGCTTCAGATGTAGATGCTATGACCATCGCTTCAAACGGCCAAATAACGCTTACACAGACTTTAATTGGCACAGCCTTAGATATTAGTGGCGATATAGACGTAGACGGAACTACTAATCTCGACATTGTAGACGTTGATGGCGCTGTAAACTTTGCAGCCGACGTAACATACGCAGACGGTGCAGACATCATCACTGCTTCAGCAGGAACCTCGAACTTTAGAGCAGGTGTCAACGCAGGTAATACCATTGAGTCTGGGGGCAACTTCAATGTGGTTGTCGGGGATGAAGCGGGTACGGCTATTACTACGGGTGATAATAATGTAGGTCTGGGTTATGCAGCCTTGACTGCAACTACAACCGGAACTGGTAACACGGGAATAGGTTTTTCCGCATTAGATGCCAACACAACGGCAAGTGATAACACTGGAGTGGGCGCTAATAGTTTAGGCGTAAACACAACGGGGACAAGAAACACTTCTGTAGGGTCAGATTCATTAGATGCTAATACAGAAGGAAATGATAATACGGCAGTTGGCAAAAATGCTCTTTCAGCTAATACCACAGCATCTAACAACACTGCGGTGGGTAAGGCTGCTTTAGCAACAGTTATTACCGGAACACGAAATTCTGCTCTCGGTGTTGGTGCTTTACAACTCACTACGGCTTCAGATAACGTAGCTGTCGGTTATCACGCTTTAGACACCTGCGCAGGCGGAAGTAACAACACGGCAGTCGGTACTGAAGCAATGGACGCTAATACTTCTGGGTCAGCTAATGT